AACTTTTCCTGAATGGAATCGCCTTCAATATTTTGAGTCATTTGCTCAATTAATGAGCGATCCTTATTATTAACCTGCCCCCATAATTCAGTAATTTTAATGGTAGGTAAAGTAATATTAATATCACTAGTTTCTGCTTGAATGCTCTCAAACAAAGGAGCTAATACTATTAATTGTTCACCAATAAGCTCGTTAATATCAAGAAGNTTCATTACCTCTTTGTTAAAGAGTCGTTTTTGAAAGAATTTGTTTGTTAAATTAGATGATATAATCATATAACTAATTAGTGTTTAATATTACATAATTGCATCTGCAATTCCCCATTCTACCGCTTCTTGTGCAGAAAAGTAAATATTTCCACCAGTTGATAACATCTTTTTAAGTGTATCTTCATCGAAGTTGGTTTCACGACACATCATTTTAATATGCATATCCTGCATAACTTTCATTTCTTCCATTTCATTCTCAATGTCATGAATAGTTCCAGTATGACCACCAGCTACGCTATGCATCATGACACGACAATTTTCTGAAATAAAACGTCGCCCTTTTGTTCCAGCAGCAAGAATCAAAACGCCCGCAGACATTACTCTTCCAACACCATACGTGCTTACTTCATTTTCTTTCTGAATACGTTTAAGTACATCGTAAATCGCAAACATATCTGACGCAGTACCGCCCGGGGTGTTAACATAAATGTCAAAAGGTTTACGAACCATGTATACTGCATCCGGCTCGGGTTCTGGAATATCCCAATCGGGCACTGTTTCAACCGGGTCGTTCATAAAGAGCATTGCGGAAATTAAATCTGATGCGCTTTCTTCGTTCACTTCTCCATATAAAGCAATTGCGCGAGTTGGACCGGTTGCTAATTCTATTGTTGACATTGTTGCCTCTTACTTAGTTTTTTTTGGTTTTAGATTTTTTATCTTGCTTTCCCATCTTGGGATACTTTAAGATTTTGTCTTTACTATTGATTGCGTTAAGCTTAAATTCTTCTAAAGCTTTTCCCCATAAAATCCATTCATCCCGGGATTGAAAATCTCTAGTAAACACAACTAGTTTCTTTTTCTTATGTTGGCCTTCTGCCATAATATGCCAACCGTGCATAGCTTTAATTACTTTATTATAATTACACACTCCCTTAATATCGTTAACTTGTACACAATACTGGGTGCCGATAACATTCCAAGTTAATCCGTGCATTGCTGTTCCTCCGTTTGTTTTGGTTGTAATTTGATTATATCAAAATCGTTTGAGGCCTCGTTAATGACTATATCAATTTTATCTTTAATATATAAATCAATTATTGTTTTAACCTTTCGGCTATCGATAGGTATCTTTTCTCTAAGTTGGTGGACAAAATTTAAAAACCGTTTAACCTTAAAAGCTTTTTCAGCATATGCTATTTTAAAATCTTCATCCCAAGTAATAAATTCTTTATACTTAAGCCACTTATACACTATCGTCTGCTTTTTGCTCATAATGTTCCGTTTCGTTAATGGCTGCATACAAAATTGATTGCGCGCCGAGTTTCATGCTGGCCTCTAAAATATACTTAGGGTAGTCTTCACTCAGAATGACCTTTTTGGCAATAGATTTATATTCGTTAGGTATATTATAAAGGTTTTTTTCTAGGTCAGAATAGACCTTGAGAATTTCTGTTTCTGTAAAATTTACAAGTAGTTCGGTGTTTTGTTCAGTCATTCCTGACCGGGTATAAAATTCTTTTTGTTGTTCGGTTACATTGGCTGCAGCTTTTAATATAAAAACTGTCATTCTCACTAAAATCTTATATGTCCGTAGAAAAAAGGTAAGATCTTTTTTTATACTAAGAACATGTGATAAAACTTTATAGGAGAACGCGCCTCCAAAAAACAAGAAAAATTCGTACATATCACCTTAAGGTGAAGAGGGTTTACTTTTTGATACTAGCTAAAATTCGTTTGGCTACACGCTTAGTAATTTCATTCACGATGCGTTTTTCATCAAGAACTTTCACTTTCGCGCTTTTAAGTGATTCAGCCAAACCTTCTAGTTCTTCATCTTCACCACTATCATCATAACCTAAATCGTCCTCTGTGTCAAGTCCTAAATCGTCCTCGGGTGGAAAATCTTCCTCACCACCACCCAGAGGCGCCTCTAGTTCATCGGCACCAAGCGCATCGCCAGTTACATCAACTTCGACACCGGTATGTTGTGAAATAGCTGCAGCAATATCATCTACGAGTGCTGTTACATCTTCTTCGCTCATACTCACGTCGCCGCCGCTTAAATCCATCGGCGCATCGTTTAAACCACCATCGTCTAGCGGTGGCTCGTCATCTACAGGAAGTTCGGCATCAACCTCATCACCCGCGCCCATACCGTCGTCGGTAAGGTCTTCTTCTTCTGGATGCATATCCACCATTTCCTTAAGGAAGTTTTTGGAAAGACCTTCATTGATCTGCGCTAGTTTGTGCCAGCGTGCAACAGTATTTTCGTTCAATAGTTTGCTCATTTTTACGAATCTCCTTGTAAATTCGGTTTACGTTAATAAATAGTCTTTAAAACATTTAAAAACCCATTCAATTGTTAACGTTTTGCCATCTTTCGTACAGCTTTGTCTTGAATTTGTTTAATTCTTACTGCTGAACGATTAAGTCTTTTCCCTACTTCTTCTAATGTTAATACGTTATGTTTTTTAATAGCTATCAACGTACAATTTTGATCTTCTTCATAATCGATATGTAATCGACATTCTTCAATTGGGCATGGAGTCTTATTCTTCATGCATTTTTTCGCACATCCAATCATATATTAGTTTCCTTTTCTATTACATCAAAAAGCTCGCGCTTTTCTTCTTCTGAAATATTAAAATCATCCCATATTTCTTGGCCCATCTTGGCTTCTTTTTGAGTGATTTTACGTTTAACTTGTGAATTTCTATGTTGTATTTCTTTGGCATTTTCTATATATTTGCGAATATTCGGATCCCCGCTAACGTAACCGAATGCCATTAATCTAAAAAATTCAGGAATAGACAATTTATCATATTTGACGGCTGCAGCTAGTTGTAAATGTCTAGACTCTAGCTCTTCAAAAGATATTTGTTTGGTGGGTGGGTTAACTTCTGGCATATATGTGTGTCGAACTTTCAAACTGGCCAGCGGCAGTTTGTTGTATGAATTTTGCTTTAGATTTAAATTCTGGCATGGTTCTTGCGCCAGAATAAGAAAAGCCCGAACGAATACCTTGAGCTAAGGATTTCAAAACTGCGGTCACAGATCCCTTGTAGGGCACCAGAGTTGCTATACCTTCATCAGAGCCTACATAGCCTCTCCACGCATTCTGTGCCTCTGCTGATGCCATTCCTCGGTACTCTTTCATCACTCCTGCGCCGGTTTCTACTTTGTGACCGGGGGCTTCGTCGGTTCCTGCTAATAATGAACCAAGCATAACAAAATCTGCGCCTGCGGCTATAGCTTTTACAATATCACCGGAAGTTTTAATACCTCCATCTGCGATAATTAAGGCGGGTTTAATATTAGATAAATAATTCTGTTCGCTATTTGCTATATCTAATAAACTCTGCAACGTTGGTACGCCATGGCCAGTTTTAATTCGTGTAGAACAAATAGAACCACCACCAATACCGACGCGGATGCTATCCGCGCCAGCCTCAGATAAAAACCAATAGCCTTCTGCCGTTGCAACGTTGCCAGCCATTACATGTACGTGGTTGGAATAACGAGATTTAATATCGCGAATAGTTTTAGCAACATTTTCATGGTGGCCATGGGCTACATCAACACAAAAACACATACAACCTACAGCCCTTAAGGCTGCTATTCTTTCTAAATAATCACCACTTACACCAACAGCACATGCCGGATAAGCGTTTGAGCTAGCGCACTTTTCATATGCATCTACTTGCTCTTGTATACTACAATAACGATGTAGCACGCCTAAACCACCCCATCGCTCGATGGCGATGGCCATATTAATCCATGTTACAGTATCCATTGGACTAGAAAAAATAGGAAGGCCTAATTCATATTCGGGATCTTCTAATACATTCCCAATATCAATTTCGCTTCTACTAGATATATCTGAATGTTGTGGAATTAATAACACGTCATCATAACTTAAAGCTTTTAGCATGAAATTTTCCAACACCTTTCTTCTTTATCTTCCCAAACCTGCACCGGGTGTGAATATTCACTAGCAGCTTTAGCTGCGGCTTTTAAAGTAGGAAATCGTAATGCGCTGTCGGGCGGATTTTTATAATCATATCGACTCGGACCTTCAGGTGTGGGTTTGCGGACTACTGCAGCATCTTCATACTGTTGAATAAGCCTTTCAATATACCACTTGGCTTTCTTTAAATCTTCTAAAGGCTTACCCTTATGTTTATGTCTGGCAATATATTTAATGGCATTGCCATCATTAAATCCCAAATCCCAATCTTCAATAACATCGATAACTTCATACTTCCCAGTATTATAATGAGAAGGATGATTAACTGCTTCTTTACTCATTTGTTTCTTTCATTATATCTAAACCAGCCTTAACGCTTTTAATAAACCAAGCTTCGAATCGTTCTTGATCAAATTCTTCTAAGCCCTCTTCTTTAAGCCACCAATCATAAAATTCGTCAGATGCATCTAGTGTAATTGTGGCCGTGCCATCATCGTGTTCAATTACTTCCTCCACGGTGATCTTGAAGTTTGTGTTCTGTTCGTTCTCGGAAGTCATGTAAAATCTCCTGTGCTTTTTCCCAGCACTCGGGGCAGTATAAACGTA